TGTAAGTCAGCAGTAGCAGGAGCAGCATCAACACCACTTCCAAGTGAAGTTGAGACATCTCCAGCAGCAGAACCAGACAATGTTTCAAATCTAGTTCCTCCAGCAGAAGAACTTCCCCATGCACTACCAGATGTCGATGTGACAGTAGTAGGATAATCCATCCAGTATATCCATTCTGAACGGTCATTAATTACATTTTTATAAAAGTTTGTTTGATTTAAATCATCTCTGGCATCAGATGCCTTGGAAAGTCCAGCAAATTTTTCTAGGACTGTTCCAGCAGTTCCAGAGATTTCACCTGTTTCGTCAATAACGATAACATGAACCATGTCATATGTTGCGCCATTGTTCTTAGCGTGTGTTGTTGTGGTTGGTGTAAAATCAAATTGGTCTTTGTATGTCCACGCGGTTTGTAGCGTAGCAGTTGCAGTTGCAGATGAACCATCACCACCAATTGTCAATGTAGGCGCAGATGTATATCCGTAGCCTGGATTTGTAATTGTGATTGATTGAACATTGTTACCACTTAAAGCAACCGTACCAGTAGCAGTAATACCACCGTTAGCAGGAGTTACACCTGTTGGGTCAGAAAATGTTACTGTTGCGGCTGAATATCCAGAACCAGCAGCGGTTATTGTTGTTGAACCGACTGATAATCCAGATGCAGAAGTGATATCTGCAATTTCTACTTTAAGAGCATTACCTAGAGTACCAGCATACTTTGCAGCCCAAGGGCCAACACTACCTTGACCAGATGCATAGTTCTCGTCATACAGTCCTCGGTTTTTAATTATTACAGCAGTACCAGTGCTCACTGCATTTCTAGCAGCTGCACCAACTTCTCGGATAGTTAACAGTTGTGAACCGTAAGCCAAGAAACTTGATGCTACCATGTGGTCATAATATACACTTGATGTGGGTTTACCAAACCTTTCTACAAGATTGTTTTCGCTACTTACAGCAACAATCTCATGAGCAGGCCCCCATTGGAAGTCTCCCGATATTCCACCAATTGTGGTGGCTACAGCGGGGACAACATTAGTAAGGTCTTGTTCTTTCGTTAAGACGCCCGGCGATAATTGGAAAGCCATTTTGTTCTCCTTCGTATTTCGTTTTTAATCTATCTTGACTAAATAGTTATTCCTAACAATTATTTATAAAATTTTTTCTTTCTCATCTGCCCATATCCAATAGTCACCACCCATCACTTCTGCCTCTGGTTCATGTCCATTAACAACAAGTCCAAATGGTGTCAAATCGTTTTCTATCATTCTCATTTGTGAATTATACAAATTGTCACGAATATCAACATTAGTCAAATCCTTAAAGAATGTATTAGTAGATAACCATGCAAATAGTACCATACACATTGCAAGGTCATCGTGGTAACCTTCATCAGCAGCAAATGTACCACTTCTTTCAACAAAAGTTGAGAGTTCACTTATACACTCAGCATCAAATAATAAGAACTTCTGTTCTTCAATCAAACTTTTTAGTGCCAAACATCCCTGTCTTTTTACTGCTTTTGATGTTCGCACCCCTAGAGTACTTTGTTTTCCGAAGCCAGGCGAAACATATTGTTTGTTCTTTTCCTGTACACAACTAAAAATATTCTCATACTCTAGTTCTTGGTGAAGTATATCTACTACTTGTTGACCTATATCGTTTGTCTCAAGTAACACATAAGCATCATTAAAATCTTTTGCGACTTTACTAATAAAATCTGGATATAATAATGGGGAAACTTTGTTATCCCTATACTTACCAACAACCTTAAACGGCATTTGAGTGATGTCCACTACTATAAAAGCAGAGTAGTCACCACCGATACCCCTAGAGGTATCTGCCGATATGACATAATATTTATCTTCTTGAGGTTCTTCATAAATGTCCAGACCATCTTTCTTATAAATTGGGTCTATTGAAGACATTACCCCAAGGGATTTACCGTTAATCAATGTATTACTTGACCCTAAGAAGTCACATAAAACTTCTTGGTTGAACTTAACCTCACCTAATAATTTAAGTTGTTCTTCTGCCCAATCGTCATCTCGGCCTGGAATTTCAGTATATGGAATGAACATATTGTCAAATCCATTAGTACCCTTGTCCGATTCATTCCAAAACTTCCAAAAATGATTATATCCCAATGGTGTAGATGTCAAAAGAATTTTTGTGGTCTCACCAGCAGAGATAGTAGGGTACACAGATGCAAAAAATTCATCTGCTATATTGTTTGGTATGATTGCAGCCTCATCAATGTACAACCAGTTAACTGATTTACCCCGAATACCAGAGGCAGTGGTTGCAGATGTAAACACGCGAGAACCATTCTCCAAGTCTACATCACCCTTGTTCCATGTCTTAACCCCCTGTTGCATCCAGATAGGAAGATTCTCATACATAGTTTGGTATCTGTTTAACACTTCTCTGGCAGCCGCAGTTTTGTTTGCCATGATAGCAACTGTCTTGTCACTATTAAAAACCGTGTAATGTAACAGACAAGCGGCAGCTGTTACTGTTTTACCTTGCTGTCTACCTTCCATTAGAATAGTTTTTCTATTATTCATAATGAAATCAACTTTTTTCTTCTGACAATCGTACAGTTTAAAAGCTTGTAGACCTTTATCCAATGTAACTATTTTACAATAATTCTCTATAAAATAAATGGGGTCACTTTCACACTTAATTAATTCTTCTAGTTGTTCTTTAGAAAAATCGTGTAGATATCCAATTTGTTTTAGATTAGGATTACCGTGATATGATTGTTCAATCTTGCTCATGGTCTATAATTTTTTCGTTCTCTGCTTTCAATTGTTTCATAAGTTCTGAAGTTGTTCCAGTGAATACTAGGTTGTTAGTTGTCTTACTAATAGTCTTGGGTGCATCCGAATTTTTTTCAATTCGATGTTTCTTCTCTTGGACTTCCATCATGTCTTTAGCTTGTTCACCCATAGTCTTGATGATTTGTCCAGCAACTTCATAGGCACGAGGGTTGTCACTATTGGTAGCGACATGCAAGATACCTTGAGCGGCTTCTTCCGCGTACTCAGCAGAACGCTTTAAAAGGTTTCTTGCTTCCTCAAAGTCCTTGTCTAGTTTTTCTTCTTCTTTATCGGGCACAGCGATAGCCCCACCTTTTTTTTCAGCAATTTCTGTAGTTACGGTGTTGAATGTTTTATCGAGTGCATCAAATACTTTATTTTTTGGCATAGTTATACATAAGTTTGGTCAAACTCCTCCACGAACCTATATGGGTCATCCTTATAGGGGTCTGCATTATAATTAGGTGGTTCTTCAAATGTCACAGTAGGTGCTTCTGAATAACCACTCCCAGCATCATCTATAACAATACTTGTTACTTCTCCATTAGTAATCTCGGCATGTGCCCTCGCGTTACCAGTAAGAGTAATGTTAGGTGGACTAGTATATCCCGCTCCACCATATGTTATAGTAAAATCTGTTACCGAACCACTACCTATTGTAGCGGTTGCGGTTGGTAGTGTAGTCCCAACTGAGAACGACTGTTGAACTCTAGGCCCTAGAAAGTCATTATTCTCATATGTTTGTGCTATTGCTTTTTTGATAAATGATTGTTTATCTACAAATCCATAATAATTTAATTTCATTGTAAAGTTAAGTGTCCAGTTAATAGCTTGTCTGTCTGCAAATGCACCTTCAAAGGTATCTTCATAACTAACACTATCCAAAGTTATTTTGATATCTCTTTTTATACCCAACTCAGGCAAATCATTTATAGTCACATTAAAATCTGGGTTGAAGTATGGGAACACTTGTTCTACTATTTGTAAGGCATCCTCTTGGTTCTTTGCAAAAACATACAAAGACATATTCATATCATATGGTGTAGATACGAAACTTGTTTTATATGAATTGGTTTCTGCACCACTAGTAGTTATGTTTTTTTGTATGGGTGAGACCTTTCTTGATGGGTCATATTGGAATCCTACAATTTCAAACCCCATGCGAGGCAAACTAATTGCAACCTCTCCACGAGATTCCGTATCTGGAATTGCCTCAATCCTAGTCAGAAACTTTTGTTTTGTAGAATATGAAAGAGGAACCCGAATAACTTGTTCAGTAACACCACCAGCATTAACTCTATTTATTTGGATATTATTAAAGATAGTACCAAATGCAATAATAGCTTTGCGTGTATGTTGATTATAAAATTGTTTATTTTTAAACATTATATTTCACCGAATGGATTAGACTCCGTAAAGTCAAGTATATTAGATGCAGTTTGCCATGCATCAAAGTCTGCATTATCTACACCAGTATTACCCCTACTAGTTTGGAAACTTTCTAGTATCAGAGTGTCATTATTTTCTTGTTTCAGCAAGTCTCCGTTTTCTAATTGGAACTGGAACTGTAGAATGTCAAGACTTTGTAAGTCTTCGATTCCATCAATATCCGTATCACCAGTATCAAGTCTTTCTGAACTGTATTCAAAGAGTTCGCATTGCATCCTAAAAGTATAAATTTTTCCTAACTGGTAAAAAGGATTTTGAAACTCCACAAGTTTAATCTCAAATAAAGATTTTGTCTTGGGGAAGTACAACAAATCACCCTCTGCTGGTCTCGCGTCTAACTGAAAAGTGCCACCACTATCTTTTTCTCGGTCAACCATTTGTTCCCATCGTCTTTTAGATAGGATAAAAGTTGCTTGGTCTCTAATTTCTATACCAAATCTGGTAAATAGTTCACCCTCTCCTTCATATCCTTCGACATTCTCCATGTACATTTCAAGGGGGTATTGTTGTGTGAACTTGGATAATTCATCTTCATCAAAAATTGTATCCCTGTTTACCAAAGTCCTAGGCATATAATGAACATCGTGTCCATATATCTTTAGACTTTCAATAACCAAGTCTTCTACTAGACGCTGTTCGTTAGTAGTACCACTGGTATTGCCTGATTGGAAATAAACATTCGTAGCCATTGACTTACCCTGTCATCATCATAGGTGGCAATTCATATTTTAATTGCATTTCATCTTCTATGACTGCAACTTCATTGATTGCTTCTCCGTATATTTGGTCACCGTTAAGTGTTACTCCGCCCGGCAACGCGATACCCCCAAACTTTTTCATGTTCTCACCCCACTGTCTTTTAATAAGAGCAGTGGCATATCTTTTCAAGAACATATCATCATACACTTCGGTGTATGTAGTGGGGTCTAATATAGCATATGCTTCCGCAACAATATAGTTATCTATATTAAAGGTCGCGTCCATATCTGTGTCCAGATATAATCTATTAGTTTTTCTGTTGAATCTAATTGGTCTCTCATTTCTAAATATACTTTCTAATAAATTCATGTGAGTCTTGACCATAGCGTAGTATGTTATATCAGCAGATAGTAGATTATATAAATCATTCATTGCAAACTGATAGTCCACATCAAATAATCCATCTGATTTACTGCCTATCAATGCACCAAATTTGAAAACCCTAACAACATTTAGAATATCATTGCCTATTGGTATATAACCGTTTTCTATATCACCTTTAGATATACTTTGAATAGTTGCAGTTGTTCCAGAGTCCGAACCTGTAATTGTTTCGTTCGCTTCAAATACTTCAGCAGTACTTGTTCTTTCATAAACTACTGAAGTTCCAGAACTTGATGAGTGGACTGTTGATTTTGCACCAGAAGTTCCACCAGTAATTGTTTCACCCGATGTGAAGGTTGCGCTACCTGTTAAAGTTAAGGTAGACCCAGTTAACTTGTGTTTGACATATGCCCTTTCTACACCATCGAAATGATATTCGTTCCAATGTTGAAAGGCATCATCGATTCTATCTGATATTTGGTCTTCATCGACATTGATTTCTATTACAGGGTGTCCTAACCTTCGTAAACAATAGTCGATGAGTCCTTGTCTTGTGGATAAAGCCATGTGAACCCCTATTTAAATAGTTTTAATACTTTGACTATTTATAAGACTTAGGATTGGTCGTAAGCGTATAGTAAGGCTTTGAGAGCGTCTATCTCTTGTTTTACAAATGCTGTAGTAGCAATCTGTGTTGTGTTAGTACCTGTTGAAGCGGTTGGAGCAGCTGGTGTTCCTGTTAATACTGGATTAGCCAACGGTGCTTTAGTAGCAATACTATTTGTAACTGTAGTAGAGAAGTTTTCATCATCTCCCAAAGCAGCTGCAAGTTCATTCAAAGTATTTAAAGCTGCCGGTGATGAATCAACAATGTTCGCAACTG